CTAAAAACCTGTTAAATGATGACTTTTTCAAAGAAGTCATAGATAACTTGAAAAAACAGCAGATTAGTGTGATAATTAACACAAGTGCAGAAGAATCTGATAGGCGTGAAGACGCTTACAGGCACATAAAGACTATTGAGTTGATTACAGGACACCTAGAAGGCTTGGCCTCGGAAACTGTGATTAAAGAGAAGAAGTGGAAAATTCTGTAGCCTAAAAGCTACCCTCCGTCCAGAAGGTTTCTGGCGATTATTGAGATGACAAATGGAAAACACCAACCCTAATGGGAGTGAAAGCCTAGATGTAAACCAAGCCGCTTCAGCGTTTGAAAGTCTGATGGGTGATTCTGAGGAAGCTGACAACAGCCAAGCCGAGGGCCAAACAGAGGAAGTTCAAGAGACTGATGAAGTTGAGTATTCTGAAGAAGATGAACAACCCAAGCAGAGATATAAAGTCAAAGCATCTGGTGAGGAAGTCGAAGTAGAACTAGACGAACTTATCAAGGGTTATCAACAAGGTACGGACTACACTAAAAAGTCTCAGGCTCTAGCTGAACAACGTAAGGCAATTGAAGCTGAACGTAATCACTTAGAGTATGTAAAACAAGAGCGAATGGCATACGCCCAGAAGTTGCAAGCGTTGGATAGCTTCCTTACGCAGCAACATCAGGGTGTGGACTTAGAAGTTTTAAAGGAAACAGACCCTATCGGTTATGCGGTAGCGGTAGCTGAACAGAGCCAGCGTGAGAAGCAGTTAGCAGTAGTCAGGAATGAACAGCAACGCATTGCCCAACAGCAACAAGCAGAGCAACAGTCCCAACTGCAAAACCATCTCCGTCAAGAATCTGAGAAGCTAGTTAGTCTGATTCCTGAGTTAGCGACACCACAGGGTGATGCGGTACGGAAACAAATCCGTGACTATGCGAAGTCTGTAGGTTGGTCTGACCAAGAACTCAGTTCCGTGTATGACAGTCGTGCTGTGATGACCTTGTATAAGGCAATGAAGTATGAGCAACTTCAAAAGAGCAAACCAGAGTTGAATAAAAAACTTGTGGCTGCCCCTAAGATGATGCGTTCTGGTACTTCTGCGCCTCAAGCTAGGTCTTCACAAGATAAACAGGTTATGCAGAGGTTGCGTGAGACAGGAAAAGTCTCAGACGCTGCCAAAGCATTTGAACGATTCTTTTAAATTTTGGAGTATTAAATTATGGCTACCTATCAAACATATACCGCAATCGGTATGAGAGAAGACCTTTCGGATGTTATCTACTCGATTTCACCAACAGATGTTCCATTTATGTCTTCCATTGGCAAGACTAAAGCTACTGCTGTTCTACATGAGTGGCAAACCGATTCGTTAGCGGCCGCAACTTTAGACAATTACACAGTCGAAGGGGCCACGGCATCTGACGCTACTATGTCTCCTACTACTCGTGTAGGCAACCGCACTCAGATTGCACAGAAGACTATCAAGATTTCTGGCACTTTGCAGAGCGTTGATAAAGCAGGCCGAAAATCTGAAAAAGCCTACCAATTGGCCAAAGCAAGTTCGGAAATTAAGAGGGACATGGAGACTACATTGCTGAGTAACCAAACTGCTGCTAACGGCAATTCCTCTACTGCTCGTAAATTGGGTGGTCTGCAAGCATGGTTGAACTCCAACTATGATGGCGGTACTTCTGGTGTCGCTGGTGACTTGGGTACAACTGCACGTACCAACGGCACTAACCGCACGTTTGACGAAACAATCTTGAAGACTGTTATCCGTGAAGTTTACGCTTCTGGTGGCAATCCTAAAGTGCTGATGGTCAACCCTGCTCACAAGCAATTGGTTTCAGCTTTTGCTGGTATCGCTGCACAGCGTTTCATGGCCCCATCGAACAGCCCTACCACAATCGTGGCCGCGGCCGATGTTTACATGAGCGACTTCGGAACTGTGAGCGTTGTTCCCAACCGCTTTATGACTTCTACCAATACTTGCGATGAAGTTGCGTATGTGATTGACCCTGACATGGCTGCTATTGCTTATCTGCGTCCTTTCCAGACCAACGAGTTGGCTGTAACTGGTGACAACGAAAGCACACAGTTGTTGGCTGAGTACACCTTGGAAGTTAAAAACCAAGGCGCACACGGCATCATTGCTGACATTACACCTTAATCTAAGGTAACTACTAAAATGCCTCAGACTTCAAACTCTGGGGCATTTTCTTTTCTACTCAAACTGATAGAATTAGGCTATGCAAAATCCTAACAATTTTCGTCAAAGTGCTGTCCATGCTGATGGTGAGGGCGGTATCGTTATTCAGACTCGTCAGGATGTTTCTGACATTGTTGAGCAGAATAAAAAAGAATATAACTCGTATGACGAGAGAGCAAGATGGTCTGATAACTTGTTTGGCAATAAGGTTGCGTCTATCCCTATGACAGTTATTGATGACTTGAACAAACAGGGAATCATGCGTGGCTTTGCTGTTCTTGATGACAAGCGGTTTGCTGCTTTTCTGAATGACCCAATGAATCGTGCATGGCGCACTAGGACAGGAGTTGTATGAGTTTTGCTACCTACTCTGATTTACAGACTTCAATAGCCAATTATTTGGCTCGGTCTGACTTGACTAGCGTTATCCCAGACTTCATTACTTTGGCTGAGAATCGTTTGCGTAGAGAACTGCGTATTCGTCAGATGCTCAAGTCTGTAACAACTAGCACAGTCTCTGGTGATGCAACTGTAGAACTGCCTAGCGACTTCTTAGAGATTCGTGACTTTGTGGTGATGACTAACCCAATTCAACCATTGAGTTACTCTAGTCCATCATCGTTATCTAATGACCAAAGAACATCAGAAGTTGGTGTTCCTAAGAGTTACACAATTCTTGCAAGTGAGTTTCAATTAGCACCTGCACCTGATGGCATCTATACGTTAAAGATGCTCTACTTTGCTGCGCCTCCATACCTGTCTAGTGGTAACGCTTCTAATGTATTTCTAAATGTTGCACCTGATGGTTTGCTGTATGGCGCATTGGTTGAAGCAGAGCCTTATCTAATGAACGATGCTCGAATCAATACATGGGGTTCTATGTATGACAGGGCAATCACATCACTCACCAAGTCTGATGAAGAAGGTCAATACTCTGGTGTTCCGTTAGCAATGAAATTAACTGCAAGGTGAAAATATGGCTGAAATGTCCAACTACTTAGAAAATGCTCTTATCAATGTTACGTTGAGAGCAACTGCTTACACAGCACCAACAACTGTGTATTTAGCACTTTATACAACTGACCCAACAGACGCTGATACTGGAACTGAGTGTTCTGGTACTAGCTATGCTCGTCAGGCAATTACTTTTGGTGCGCCCTCCAATGGTGCTTCTACCAATTCTGCTGCTATTGAGTTTCCTCAAGCTGGCGGTGCATGGGGAACAATCACGCACATTGGAATCCGTGATGCTTCTACAGCAGGTAACTTGCTGTATCACTCACCACTAGACGCTTCTAAGACGATTGCAACTGGCGATGTATTCCGCATTGCTGTTGGTTCATTGAGCGTTACTTTGGCGTGAGATGGCTGACTTACTGCCTCCGTGGACGATTGACTCGCTAGACAATTTAAAGTCTAGCATTGATGACTTAACACTCACACTCGATAGTCCACTTTATATTACCTCAGTAACCCTATGGGATGCCTATGGGTCTGTAACTGCGTCTGCAAGCGTTGTAGCTGATGCTATAAGGGTTCAGAGTGGTAGTGGGGCGGTAGATGGAACAGCGACAGTAACGGCAAATGGAACTCTTATTCAGTTTGCTAGTGCAAGTATTACAGCTAATGCTAGTGCTTCTTGTGATGCGACTAGGGTTCAGTTTGGCTCTGGTGCTATTGATGGTAATGCTACTGTTACTGCTGATGCTACTCGTGTCCAGTTTGCTAGTGGTAGCATAACTGGTAATGCTGATGTAACTGCTGTTGGTGGTATCCTCAAGGATGGAGTTGCCTCCGTAACTTGCATAGCTACAGTTGTTGCGAATGGCGGTATTGTTGCAGAAGGTGTCGCAAGTGTTACTGGTAGTGCGACAGTAAGCGCAATAGGTATTCGTGTTCAAAATGCTGTTGGTAGTGTAGATGCAAACGCAACAGTAACTGCTGAAGCAATTTTAGTTAGAGACTCTGTAGCAAGCGTTACAGGTAATGCTAATGTTGTTGCTAGTGCATCTGCAATATATGCAGGGGTAGCCTCGGTATCAGGTCTAGCAACGATTGTAGCTAAAGGCGTTATTCTTGGTGACAACTGGACTCCAGTACCAGAAGACGATAATACTTGGACACCAGTTTCTACTGATAGCAATACATGGACTGCTGTTTCTGGTGACACAAACACATGGACTCCAGTATCTGCTAATGACAATACATGGACAATTCAGACGCAAGGAAGTAACACATGGCTACGACAAAATTAACTTTTGGTGAGTGGATGCCTGACCAA